CGCCGGTTGAATAGGGGGCTTGCCACCTTACGGTGGCAAGTCGGAGTTGCTTAAGCTCCTCCCTTGCAGCGGGAACCCTTGGTCTTTCGACCTACAATTGTGATGGTAGACTTTCGTCTACTAACTGCAAACCACAATTGCTGCACCGGTTGAATATGATCGGTACACAATCAAACTTTCTGAAGATTCCGTCTATGGTTCCTTCTGTCCACTAGACTGCTTGTTATGACAGGCAATCAACTCGATTTCCTTCTGGTTAGAATTTTTAATCTTAACCAGTCGGGTCTTTCGAGTCTTAGGACGGGAGAACCAATCTTTCTCCATCAATGTTTGTTCCTCTGATTGAGGCGAAGCCAAAAGTTCATTGAACGATTGGATCACTTCTTCAGAGAAATCAACAAAGTCTGTGAACTCAGGTAGGTCAAATTCCTTCGGAGCGAGAGCTCCCCCTAAACCCTTTTTAAAGAGTTCTGGGTCAAAAGGTTTTGACACAAAGTCCAAGTTTACGAATTGGAGAAAGTCTTCCTTGATATTGAGGTCCATGAGTTCGACGACATGTCGAACAGTTACCTCAGTACTTGGAAGATTTGACATCTTCTTCAGAAAGTCTTCTCTAAAACTTTCATAACCGAAACCATCTCCTCCCTGTAGAAACCGTTCAAGGAACATGGAATCGATCTCCTTCTGGAGATCCTTCCGAACCTTGTGGTCTCGACATGGAATTTGATAGGTGTGAATAAAGGACAGACTCGGAAGAGTTCGTATATCCTGATCCAACAGGAGTCTCCTCAAGTTGGAGTGTGTCATGCATCGTTTCTGGACTAAGGAAATATCCTTCACAGTCAAGAAATCTTCATGATACACCTTGGAATCTACGACCTCATTGAAGGCCTGTTCCTGTTCACAAATTTCGGTTATTATTTTCTCTTTGGTTGACAAATAGGGAATAGAAATACAATCTGATAACGGTTTCATCTTCTTGAAGAGGTCATGGAGGTAACACAAAATTTGTGTCCTCTTTGATTTCTTCGTCAGAGCTTCCGGACCCCAAGAGAAGGAAAGGCCTCCATGGCTAACAGGGACAGAAATGTCTCTTATAGTCCTGGAAAGTTTCATCCTATTTACACTCTTGAAAAGGTCTTGAACCTCACTAGATGGAGTTGATAACATATGTACTTCTAAATCCCTAAGACATTCGCCTAAAACCTCAGAACGACGGTCCAAAACACGTTGCTTACCCGAAGAAACCACTTCACCATCCAGGATCAACTGTGAATTCACAGTTCCAAATCTTGGGTGGACGTAGTTTTTCCCTAAAGAAAGTTCGAGTCCAAATTCTTGAACTCGTTCCTTCCATATGGGATAAAATTTCTTTGGGGCTCGAATTAGTATATCATCACCATTGATCAAATATTGATCTGGTTTTAATCCACTAAATTGAGCTGTGCAATCGTTAAGGAGACAAAGAAGAGGAAAAGAAAGAAGACTTCCCATAAGCTGGCCACTTTCCTGAAGTACCGGGGTTAAACCCGACGATCCAGGATAGACCAACAAATGTGGGGAGATTTCTTTCATTGCCCAACGTTTTGTCGGTTCGTGATCTATAGACTCTAAGATCCCTTGTAAAAGGGCCTTTGAGGCTTCGATCGCGAATGAATCTGTTGCCGCTGAGTAGTCTCCAGAAATCCAAACGGAACCAGGAACAGACGACTCGTACAACTGCTTTACAGCGGTGTTCAAGTTATTAGTTCCATGGGTGAGGACAAATTGAGGTTCCAACCCCATTGCTTCCCACATAGCTCTTTGTAGAGGCTTCAAACAAAAAGTTTCTCCTATACCTGCTGTAATTGTACGGACCTTTAATGGTTCGACAATTGGTACCACTCGGACCGGTAACGGTCCAGAAGGTGGAAAAGCAGGGAAGGTGAGACCTTTCCTTGAAGTGCCTCCCTGTTTCAATCCATGAAGGATTGACTCGGGGATGCCAGAGTGTTTTAGCAACGGGATCAAGGATTCTCCTTTTTCCTCACCGTTAACGGTTTTCTGTAGCCAATTTTTGCGAATGTTCTCATGGAAGAGCCTCCTTCGATAATATATTGAAAGTAGCTCCTCAGAATCCCTGAAGTCAATAGGAATAAAGTTCTCGGAAAAAGATTTTCTTTTCAATCTTTCATCCATCACAGTCGGAGTGGAGAGGTATCCACCGTCAGAAACGGCAATATCCCTCCATCCCACATCCGGATCGGAGAGGATTCCACCAGGCCTGGAAAAATCTGGAGGGACACGAAGCGTAAAAGCTTGGTCCTTCTCGATAATTACAGGATAGTGGAATCTCCTCCAAAAAGAAACATCATCAATAATCGGTGAACCTGTCTTTTTATAGACTTGGTTCAGATTTTGATTATATTTCATGTTGGATGTAGTGATGATAAAAGAAGAAGAAAATTTCATTCCTTTTTCACTAAGTTCCGCCATCGGTAGGACATAGGGACAGCAAGATACTAAGGTTTGAAATTCCTTAATATCACTGCCATCCTGGGCTTGGCCCAAATCATCAAAAATGGTGATAGGCTGCCCACAATATCCATCCCAATGGTCGACATGACAGGTTCTCTGATAAACCAAATCTTTTCCTTTTACTCCAGGGAAGAGAGCTCCAAGTGACGCGACTATTCGCGAAATAAGGACACTCTTTCCCTGACCTGGCTGACCAAAAAGTCCAATGACAAAAGGTTCAATACGATCATCCGGATCCTCCCCTTGGGGAAGATCCACAAGACAATCGTTATAAACCAAGTCACCTTTCACTCCTCCCCGATTACGAGGAAATGCGAAGGTCGCTTTATTAGTGGGAAAAAACCCACGGTCAAAGCGATAGAACTTTTTTACCTTCTTTCCAAACTCTCGACCTCTCTCTTGTAATTTTTTAATAATTTCAGGAGTGAGGCCTCGATGCGGAGAAGATAGCTGGTCTCGGTGCTTGATTAAGGTATCGAGGATGAACTCCTCGGGTACCTCTTCACAAAGCACTTTAGATTGTAAACAGGAGAAACAGAAACGGACTAGACCCTCAGGGGACAAGAAAGTTCTAATTTCCTTCCAGATATCTGGTGGGAAAAGAACAATCGAATCTCCTTCGGGAAGCTCATTCTGTTCTAAAGATTTGGAAACCATGAGACAAAGAGAATTTTTTATGCACTTAATCAACTGTGACTCCGAAAGGTTCTTCTTCTTCAGCTCTGAATAGATTTGAAGAAAAATCGCCGAAAGGAGATTATCCGGGAGGGGTAACATCAAGTTACTCCTTACACGTTGATTACACTTTAGATTTTTCAATCGAAACATCTTTAATGTTAGATAAAGTGCATAAGAAAGTTTTAGAGAGTGGAATACTAACCTTGGCTTTTCAAAGGCCAAGGGGAATACTCCATTGATTGTGTCTAGTGGAACACCGTAACGGAAAGCAAATCGGACAAAGGAGAATCCTTCATCCCGACTTTCAATCTTATAACGGTACGCCACTAGTTTTGATTCTTGTCGAGTCTTCTTGCCAAAGTGATCCCTATTTATTAAATAGGTAACACCGAGGTACTCCTCTTGGAGGCATACATCTTTTAGATGTAGAAGACTTAACAGAACCCGATCAAGTTTGTTTTCACCTAAGAAGTACCCTCTCTTTAAGAAGAGGGACTCAAAGGTTTCAACATCCAACTCGGAACATCCAGCCATACCAGGTTTACGCCTGGCGTCGCTGTCCATCTTTTTCCGGATAGACGACGTGTGTTGATGTTTCGTAGTATGGGTTACTACCCCTAAGGCTAACTAAGCCATTAAGGGAGAGAAAATCCAATGATGAAGAGACTGAGTTGAACAATAAACAACAGGGTGGGGAAACCCCTGCCTAATTCAACAAACATTCCATCGATGGGTGCTTTTCTAAGGCACTCGGACCTTTCAATTGAAAGGTCTACCTTGCCGCTCGCGCGGCAAGG